GCGCGCTCTATCTCGGCCGGTTCTCGGTCGAGGGCTCCGTCTTCCCCTTGCATGTGTCCGCTACTGGAGACCACCTGTCCAAGAGCGATGAAATCTCGTTCACGCAAAAAAAATCCAACCAGATCTCGCTCTCTTGCGTCTCTTCTAGGTGACACTCAAGAAACGACACGGCCTCTTCTCGTTGACGATTGTTTTTCATGCGTCGCACAAAATCATCGCGTGTTTCATGTGCCGGTATCAGGATAGCGGCATAGACCCACGCGAGGCGTTCGCCCAATGCTCCAAGGATGGCGATGGCAAATTCATAATCCGTTTTGACCGTCGCGGGATCAAAGCGAATTTCTTTGAGTTGGTGAAACACCCAATTCCGTTGCCCCAAGCACAGACGCTCTTGGTAAAATTGTTTACCTCCAATGTCGTAATATTTCGTATCCATAGATCTCCCTATGTTATGGCAAGCGAAAATTCATCGTCCCCGGCGGTGTCACGGTTCATCGATGCCGTCACTTCAAACGTGCCTAGGCCATTTCTGTCACCTTCTGCAATCGAGGTGTATTGAATCTTGTTCATCAAAATCGTAATGGTATTCCCGGGATCAGTCCCATATACCAGGCTGAATATGCCTTCCGCTCCGCTCTTGAACTTTCCGAGCCAGTCATAACTCCCCACCAGTGTTTTTTGCGGATCAAAGGAAACGGTCGGCGCTCGCCCGACCATGATGGCATGGTCGTATCCTGTGGCCTCACTGATGTCTTGGATCAACTCAATTTGTGGGCTGAAATCAATGGTGAAATTGGCAATCTGTGCCGCAAATCCATCCACCGTAAAGGTTGCAGCCAGCAGGCGAGGAGGTTTGATGGTGTCAAGGGCCGGAGATAATGGGATTGCGTCTATTGTGGCAATATATTTACCCCAGAATTCCATCTCCACCATTGAGGCCTTTCCGATTTCTCCTACGATTCGCGAACTCCGGGCCATGGACCCAGCGATGGGATGCTTGAGGCCTGAGCTGGCATTGTCCGCATGATATTCGGCAATGGTCATATTATTGAGATTCGTAGAACTTGGTGTATAGGTCACACTGGTTAAGGCCGCGACCGCTTCGCTCATTCCGGAAGCCTTCAAAAACTCGCCAAGCTGGGGAGCCGTTCCAGCCGCTGAAGATCCCTTGAGTTCGGTTTTTAGCGTAATCACTGCCGCTTGTTTGCCTACCAATTTGGCGAATTGCGAGAACGTCGTGGACAAAATGTTTCGATCGTGCAATTCAATGTCCGGCGCGTAGGTCACTTCCGCAACAACCATCTTCGCTTCGGTCGCCGTCAAGGTCTCCTCAGTGCCTCGCGTGCTTTCAATTTTCCCTGCAATGATTTTTCGATGAACTGGTAATGCCATGGCGTCAGTCCTTTCTGCTATGCAATGCCGTAATGGCTATCCGTAGATTCTCGCGTCCGCGTCCAATGGGTCCGAGTCCTCTGCATTCATGGTTTCGTGTTGAGCATCAATAGGTTCAAAGAGGTCTGGGGTAGCGGCATACTCTGCCTCCTCAATCCTGATGACATCCCCATATTCCCCGGTGTCCCCATATTGGCTGGTATAGGTCGTTCCTGGTTTTTTAAGTTTGACGTTCATGCATTCCTCACGTTACGGAGTTGGGATTGATTCGACTGACCCGATACACCACGCGATAGACCACGGCTACACTGACATGTCCCTGAAATACCTCGCTAAATTCTGGCTCCTCTATCGATGGCTCGTCTTGCAGACACGCCAGGCCGCCCCTTGATGGGTCAACGGCCATGGCCTTCTGGACATCGCCTATATAGGTCTCAATTTTTTTGGCTAGGGTTGAGCCTTGCTCCCCGCAGACAATGTTAATCGTCACAACCATGACTCGATCGACGACATCGCCACTCAACACGTGTTCCGGTTTGTCCTCGATCGCAATAAGCAGATATGGAAAATTGAGGACACGCGGGACACCTTGCAGACTTCGATAGATCCTTGTGGCCTCAATGTCGTTGTTATATCCACCCGCCGTTTGAATAATTCCCAATGTCGCGACCACGTTGCCGATGAGTTGCTCCCGCATGCTGTCAGCCAAGACCGGCCTCGCGGATGAGTTTTTTAAAAAATTCTACGACGGCTTCCGTCACCCTGCGCGTGTTCCGCTTGGTCTGACGTTCCATGACATGATGCCCTGGCACTTTGGTTCTATTTTTCAGCGTGACCCATTGACCATTGATCATGACCCGAACGGATTGTCCCACTCGTTCGCCTGCGCGTTTTTTATTTTTGAGGACAGGGTTAATGGTATAGCCACGCTCATGCAGCCGAGCCAAAAAGGATCGAGGTTGAACGACGATCCCAATCACATCGCCACGAGTGGTCCTCGTGGTTCTTGCCCTTCGGACCTTCACCGACTTAGCCAGCCTTCCTGTCCCCTGCCTGAGCACCCGGCCCCGGTAATCCTTTTGGACTTCTTTCTTGATAATATTGCCTCCCTTACGGAGGCCTTTCATTAACGTCGGTTCCAGCTTCAGGCCCAATCGGTTGACGGATGCACGGAAAGCCTTGGTGTCCACGTCAAATTGTAATGACCCGGCCATTAGGCAAGCACCTTCGATTTAAATTGGTCGAGGGCAAACCGGACCGATGGCAATAATGCCCCGGTAAAATAGGTGACGGAACCGCCACCATCCGACAAAGACGACACGCCGTCCTGTGCGCGGTTTTCCCGTGACCAATATTCTCGGACCTGTTCAATGGTCGCGGTTCGGAGGCTTTCAAACTTCAAATTCGCTGCCGCGATACCCGCCACCCATGTTATTTCTATGTTGTTCCGGCCTAAGGGGAACACATCGCCGTCAATGAGCGTGAGAATTCCTGTCTCGGCCTCAACCGTCCAGTCTTCACCAGCCGTCAACACCGTTTGGTTCGGCGCCAGCAGATCACGTTGCTTCACCGTGATGGCAGAGACTGAACTGACGGGGTACTGTGGCAAGAGAAAATGGCTTGACGATAATCGGTCATCCCCATTGAGTAGCAGGGCCTCTTCATTAGCCCCGGCACCCGATGGCCTATAGGTCCTAGACAATAGTTTCCTATTGGTTTCCAATTCAAAAAGGGATGTGACCCCGTTAATCAACAGGGTCAACCTGTCGTCTTCATCATCCCCACCTTGCAGGTCTTTGATCGCTGCCTTCACTTCTACCAATGACGCGACTGTAAACGGGGTGATGGCCATGGGTTACGCTTTGCTGACCCTTTTTTCTTTGGCTGGCACATCTGGCTTCACAGGGTTGTCCTCGCAAAACCTCACACCATCATTCCATTTTTCTGCTTCCTCTGGTTCAAACTCATACACATGACCAGGCACGTAAGACGATGTGGCCCCGGCTACGCTTTGCAAACATTTCAATTTCATCATCTTGTCTTCCTTTTAATTGAGGGCGAACCGCAGTCCGCCCCCAAAATTCCTGCCTAGCTCCTAGGTACTAGGTTGCGGCATTGATATAGTGTTTGATGGGGTTCGTTCCCGCGTCTAACAGGTCCCCGTCATGCCTTGAGAACGCGATGAACCCGACTTGCAATTTTTCAGCATACCGCTCGGTCAACCGCAAAACCGTTGTCCCGGTCACGTCTCGAATCAGGTACTTGCTGAAGTTCCCGAACAGAATGGATTTCGCACTCGCGGCCATGACAGCCACATCATTATTGATTTGATACTTATAACCCAGAATAGTATCGGGTTCTCTGACCGCCAGGCCCGCCGACCACAACGGAAGGCCGTTCCCATCTTTCAATTTCTTAATGGCCTTCAGGGTGGAGTCATTGAACATCCAATTGGCTCCTTGGCGGTAGACAGAATCTACGCTGTGTTCGAGGTCCACGAGGTCGTCATAGATGACCGTGGTTGTTTGCCCGCCTGCCCCGGTTTTGCCTAACGTCGAACCGACCACCACGCCTTTGGGTTGGGATGACCCAGTGCCGGTTGTGAAATGGGTATTGGTAATTCTTGCCACCCTAGTCCCCAATTTCCCGAAGACGAAACTATCGAGATTGACAGATGAGTCTTGGAGCAATTGCAACGAGACCAGGACAATCTTGCTGGAGTACATATAGGCTTGGAGAATCAATTGCCCAAAGACAATATCTTGCTCGTTCTGGGCCGTGTTCTCTGCAATGATCTCTCCAGTTTCCCCGGTATCGTTTGACGTGGGGAACGGAAGATCCGCACCAGTTCCCGTTGGCACGACCTGACTCACTGCCCGCATTCCACCATGCGCCAACTGCGCATCTTCAATAGCTTTCATGGATTCGTCTGGCACGGTAAACCCACCCGCCGTTGTCGTGCCGACACTTTGCGCTCCATAAATTGTTGGGACGGCTTGGCTAGACATGTTCATCATCACTTGCTGATCTTCTGCTTTTAGGCCCAACATCCCGAACCGCACCCAATTTTTAAAAATCTTATCCTCGTCCTGCATGTGCTGCTCGGCTTGTCCAGCACTGATATTTTCACGGCCAGCTTTCATCTCAACACGCTCTTTTGTTTCCTCGTCCGCCGCCATGTACCGTTCCATTCGGTCAATGTCGGCTTTGAGCTTGTCGGAGTCCGCCATCATCGCATCGAATTTTTGCTCATCGTCTTTGGTCAATGTGTCTTTTTTCAGCAACTCTTGCGCCTGAGAGACAATCGCTACACGCTCTTCTCGCTTTTTTTGAATTTCACTGTACATCTGCTCCCCCTTCTTGACAGGTTCCCCACTTTGAAGGCCTGCATTGTTTATGTTGCGTGTTATATTCGCTGGGTTAATTCTAGCTTCCGCTGCATTTTTCCTTTGTTGATGATTGGAGGCTTTGAGGATTGTTCGTCTGTGACACTGTCCAACGCGGCTGGTTCAGGCTGCTTGTCAGATTTCGGCTTGTCCGCAAACCCTTGTTCGATGGCTTCTTTGCTCGTCATCCAGGTTTCATCTCTCATCATGGCGCGGACCGCCCGCTGGCCATTGCCGGTACGTGACGAATAAATCCCGGCCAATTCGCCAGATATTTTGTCGAGGGTATCAGCCATTGCGGCCATGTCCTCGGCGTTTCCTACGGCCATTCCCCATGCATCATGGATCATCAACATGGCTCCAGTATTCATGTTGATGGTTTTACCAGCCATGGCAATCAACGATCCTGCTGATGCTGCCAGCCCATCAATTTCTACATGGACCATGCCATCATGCCGCGTGAGGGCGTTATATATATTCAGGCCGTCGAAGACATCACCGCCAGGAGTGTTCATCCTCACCGTTAGTTTTCCGTGAAGGCCGTAAATTTCTTTTATAAATGCCTCGGCCTCAACCCCGAAAATACCGATGAAATCATAGATGGTAATCTCGTGCTCTTCTTTGCTTTGCGACTTAATCGAAAACCACTGCCTCCCCACTTGGTCAGTGTCCGACCAGGTAAACTGTGCCTTCAGTAAATCCGGAAAATCCTTGTAGGCCTGGATATTTGGAACGAACATTACGTAGCTCCTTCTGTCACGTTTTTCGCCCGCTGAATTGGCACGAGGTTTGATTGCACGTACAGCGTATCCCCGCCTGCCACCGGTGGCATGTCTTCCAATGACCTGATTTCATTCGGGCTCATCCATGTGTTTTGATGCCCACTTGAATACAATGCGGCCCTGGCTGCTGAATCACCTCGAAGCAGGCCTTCAAGGACGAACTTGGAAGAAAATGGGCTTGGTGTTTTTGGAAACCGCTGCCGTAACAGTTTGCGATTGAATTCTTGCTCTAATCGCACCAACCACGGCCTAAGGGTGTACTGCACAAACCCGATGGACAGTTGTTCTAATCCACTACCCCACGATGTGGCTTTGCTGGTCTCGTTGATCATATGGAGTGGGACGCGGAAGAATCGTGAAATGTCTTCGACTTGGAACCGACGGGTCTCAAGGAACTGGGAGTCTTCAGCCGTCATCGTCAACGCTTGAAAATCCATGCCCTCTTCGAGGACCGCTGTTTTTCCCGCGTTCGCCGTGCCTGAATACATCGAAGACCATTGCCGGGCAAGTCGCTTCTGCGCCTCAGGTTGTAAGGTTTTGGGGTGTTTGAGTAGACCGCTGAGTCTGGCCCCATTGCTGAACAACCGGGCACCATGTTCTTCGGTCGCCAAGGCCAGCCCCACCGCTTGCTTCGCTGCAAACGCAATAGGACTCATGCCGGTCACGCCATCAAACCCTAGGCCGTGTATATGCAGCATGTCCGCTTGGTTGACGATCTCTTCCCCGCCACCTTGAAGTCGAACCGTATAACGAATGCTGTCATTGACTCGCTCTGGTTTAACTGCGTGCGGATTGGTGATGGGGTTTAAGTCGAGGACTCTATTCCCCTTGTCCCGCCCAATCACGGCGTAAGCGTTGCCGTGCAACAGAACATGACACAGCATGAGTTCCAGAAACCCATTGATCGTCATGGTCGCGTTGGGTTCTTCGTGCAGTAGGAAAAACAACGGGTGGTCTTTGGCGGTCACACGTCGGTCGCCATCTTTCCGCACAATCAAAAGAGGGAGCGTAGCAATGGCTTGAGAGATAAGACTGACACAGGCATACACGGCACTCGACCGCATAGAAGTTTCAGCCGTGACGTTGGCCCCGGTGTAGGTTGGCCCACCAAAGAGGTCTACAAGCCATTGCGAAGGAGTCGAAAGGGGGCTTTCGGGTGAGGTTGAAGCGAAGAACTTTTTGAAGTAATCAAGCATTATCTAGGCCTATACTGAAATTATAGGTCCAGATAGGACCATCTTAGTACGCCCTAATGTACACGGATGTCCTAAGATGTCACTGATTTTGTTCGAGGAAGGCAGTAAACGACGCGTAGGGAATGCGAAAGTGTCCCCCTGGAAGCTTAATGGCCTTCAGGTGGTCATCATCAATCCATCGGTACACAGTCCTTTTGTTGACACTAAGGATTGTGGCTATTTCGTCAGTCCTGAGTAACGCCTTCTGAGGAATGGAAATTGGAAGAGAAGGGGATACTGCTACCGGCTGGTGTGTCGGAGGTGGTTCGTCTTCGAGTATTTTCAGATCATCACCAAATCTTTTTCATCATAGGTTGATTTGTTGCTTCCCTCATTCCGATCGGCACGATCCTGGGCCATGACCAAAGCCACGATGCCGTCAATCTTCTCAGTCGATTTCTTTTTGCTCGGCTTTATGTTGCCAGCTCCGTCGATCTCGACCACGACATTATCCGCCATCCAATTCAACACAGGATTGTTACCGTGGCGTAGCTTCCCGGACAGCACCAGCTTAAGAAGTTCCTTGGTGGGCGGACTCATGGAGGTAAACCCTTGCCCAAATTGGATCACCTCCATGTCTCGGCCTTGAAGATCTTGAATGATTTTAGTAGCCCCCCAACGATCAAACGCTAATTCCGCGATGTCAAACATCTGCGCGTCCTGGTCAATGGTTTCATAGATATAGCCGTAGTCAATCACATTCCCAGGCGTGGCGTGGATCCATCCTTGCTTCTCCCAGAGATCATACGGCACCTTATCCCGCTTAATGCGGCTTTCCATCTGTTCTTCTGGAATCCAAAACCGCATGATCACATCGAAGAACCCACCATCTGAAGGAAAGACATGACCCAGAGCCGCAATGTCGGTAGTCGTCGCGAGGTCTAGGCCGCTATAACACATGCGTCCCCTGAATGACTCTTCCGGTTCCCGCGAAGGACACTTATTCCAATGCTTCATCGGCATCCAACGGATTTCCTGCTTGGTCCATTGCGTTAAATGAAACCGCCGGAATGAATTCTCATTTGCCGGAACATCCTGAGCCAACTTGCATTCGTTCGCTAAAAATTCTTTCTTAACACTAATGCCTAAATTAGGATTTGCCTGGCCCCAGACTCTGGGGTCTGTCCAATCTGCACCATCTGCAGCCTTATAAATTACGGGCAAAAATGTGTCGTCCTTGATTGCCCCACGCTTAACCCTTTCCGCATAATCATGGACCTCCCAACAGATGGAATGCCGATCCCACCCAGCGTTGGTAATATAGAATTCTACTGGCTGCCTCCGTGCCGCCGTTCCGCGTCGCAGTGTATCGTAAAGAAGCCTGTTAGGCTGTTCATGTAATTCATCCCCTATAATACCGTGGCAATTATATCCTTGCTTAGAATAGGCCTCTGCAGATAAGACCCGAAAATATGAGTTTGTGGCGTGGAAAGTGATTTGGTTTCTGAATACTTCGCACTGTGACGCCAACTCCTCATTGGAATTACACATAATGGAAGCCCCATCAAACACGATGCGAGCCTGATCCTTCTCTGCAGCAAAGGCGTATACTTCCGCTCCTGGCTCGTCATCCGCCCCGGTAAGATACAACCCCACAGAGCTGGCAAGAAGAGATTTCCCATTTTTCTTCGCAATTTCCGCATAACAAGTACGATGCTTTCTTAGCCCGTCAACCTTCCTTTTCCATCCAAACAGCGGGGCAATAATTTTTTTATCTTGCCACGGTTCAAGAATGAACGGTTGGCCTGCCCATTCCCCCTTTGAATGCGTACAGCATAGCCTAAAAAACCGCTTAACCCGTTCTACTGCTTCATGATCGAAATAATATTTATCCGAAGAATAGCTCTTTTTTCTTTTTTTCTTGTCCGCCAAGTGGTTTTACCTTACATCGCGCTGCCGGGCTAAGACCTAATTCTCCAGCAAAACTCCGAATCATTTTTTGGGCTTCCTCAAACCCTTTT